CCACGCTTGACCCGAATAACCATCTGCATCGTTGAGTCTAAACGGGGTTATATTTGCTCCGCTACCAACCACAACAGCGGTGGTCATTCGTTTGATGGTAAGTGTCCGCCAACCCGCTGTGGTTTGGGTCCCTGGATTTACAATGACAATCTTGCGGACCCGAGTCTGTTTAGCTGCACCGGAACAAACTGCAATTGACTGGCCAGCAGAAGTATTTGCCTGCCCGATGCCGGCAACAATGTAGGTGGGTTTGGTATCTTCGACTGCCAGGGTATTGACGGTTGGGATTGAGCCGATATTTACGGGAACGGCGGTTGTGTTTGTAATCTCAACCGGAAGGGAAGCGGTCGCTGAAACCTTAACAGGCAATGGAGTTGTATCATTTACAGAAAAAGGAATCCCAAGTTCATTCAGAAATTTTACGACGGTATGTTTCAGTTCCATTTCTCTTCCTTATTAATTGGTTTTGTTCAACCCTGGGATAATGCTGCGTGATCCACAGCGACAATTAATTGCAGTTCCCGGCCACACCCACTCTTGATCAACTTCGGACCACATCCCCTTGGAAACATCGTACTTCTGGTTATGCCACTTCTGATGCTCAGGCCTTGGGGTCTTTCCTGCATGGCTATGTTTCCAAATGGCTTCGGTGACCCCCAACCCTTCTTGCCTGACCCGGGTGATTACCGCTGTTGCCTTGTTGTTCTGGTCCCGAGCAATAAAGGCTGCTCGCTTCCGGGTAACCTCAAATCTCTTCTCCAACTCATCGGTCAGAAACTTCAAATCCCGGCCAGTCGCAACACTCCGCAGTACCAAACCTTCGATCTCTTCGAAGTGGCGGGAGGCAATGGACTTGATCAACCCGACATTCTGTTGGATGGTGGCCTGCATTACATCGTTTGTAGCAGCGGTCATTTTAAATTCAACCGCAAAGCCTGACTTTTTCAGAATGCTTTTAAGTGTTCCGTCAACCCGGTCTTTTGCTTCGGTTGCGAAATACTTTGCCAGTTTCTTTGCGTAGACTTCAAATCGGTCTTCCCACCGGCGGGCTAGCCTTCTCAATACCTGTGTTAAAAAGACTGCCGGGCTTGCATCTTGTGCCATTTCTGGCTTATTTGCATTATACGCCGTTCGCAGCCAATATAACACGCTCTTATTCATTTCGTCAACTATTTTTTCGATCTTCCTTTGATACAGGAGTTGCAGACCAATATTTGGATGAATTGGCGGTAGTGTAATGAACTTGTTTGGTTTGGTCATCGTTGTCTTATCATTTTTGGTGTTTGATCAACAACAGGCTCTTCTTGTTCTTGTTCCGGTTCGGCTTGTAAAGGATCAACCAATTCCTCCTCACCAAACATACCCATGCCTTCCATGTCAGGAGGCTCCGGCACCAGCGACAAATCCAAACCAGCATACGGGGAATCTTCCTGTTGTGCTAGTCTTGTCCGGGCCTCACTTGTATCAATCACTCCAGCATTAATCAACTCAACATCGGTATCGGCCTCGACTTTGCGAACATTGGCATCATTCATTTCATCTTTAGCATTCAACGAAACAAACTCATAAGTAATATCCGGGTCGACCTCTCCCCACAAATTTAACTGAACGATCGGCATCAGGATATCCAACTGCGGCCCAAACAAAGAAACCTGCTGGGATTCAATCCAATCGTTAAAGGTACGGATCTCGCCGTCACTGGAAGCATTCAGCCCACTTGGGGTGATCTTCAGTAGGATGATCAGGGGGATGCCAGCAGCCGAAGCCATTTGTTCTTGCGATTGGGCCTGTAATTTATCCAGGGTGCCAAGAGGGGAGGACACGTTGATGAAATCCTCAGAATCCTTGTCGAGAACAAAACAACCCCGGTTATCCCGGTACTTGTTAAAAATATCCACCCGCAGACCAACATCTTCCCCGCCGCCGCCTTGAAGGATGGAATCCATGTTGGTCTTGAGGAAATTGATGGAAAATGAATACAGGAGGTCGGACACGCTCTGTCTAGTTCGAAGCCAGTTATCAACATAGGGCTTGAGAATTTGGGTCAGGCTCAACCCACCAAAATTATATACCGGTTTGAGGATATCAGAAACAGGCCTGGCAACAAAGTTGAGGAACCGGCTAGAATGAATCTGTTTCCCCATAACAAACCAACTCTTCGGAATAAAGAAATCATCCGCGAGGGGGTTGGTGCTGTCATAATCACTGGGGTATGTCCAGTAAGGTTCGACTGGTCGCAGCCTCTTAATGCCTTTCACCCTGACCTTGGCCTTGGATGCCACCAGTTTGGTTTGGAGTTCCTGTGGGTCTTGATTCCCCAAATCAATGAATATTTGCGCCCGGCCATAATAACAGTCATACTCAGCACACTTGGCAAACACTTCCTTGACCCGCAACCGCTTGAATTCTTTTTCCAGTTCAGTGATCTTGTCGGCCTTATCCTCTTCTCCGACCGCTTTGAACTCAATAAACTTCCGGGTCATCTCCTCCGCAATTATTTCAGCAGGCTTCCTATATTCGGCCCGCTGTGACAATTGTGCAAGATATGGATACCCAAGAAATCCCAGCCCCTCAGAAAACATGCTATCATACCCGTAGTCCTGGTATGGTGCAAAAGCATTATCCATTGCTATTTTGTTCTGGGATGGGACAACCCCCCTCGGAACCTCAGGGAGGGCAAAGGTCTGTTGCAGGGTAAACCCGGAGGAAGCCAGATTACGATAGTCAGTCTTGATCCCGGCCATAGCAGCAGCGGTGGGGGAGATGGACATTTTCTTCCGAACGGGGACTTCGGTTGTTTCGGGCTTGGGGATTGGTTTGGATGTTCTCATTTGTTTTCGCCAGCCTTTACACTGTAATATGATGTTGGGCCTTGGCCGCCATATTTAGCCGTACTCGTCTTTACTTCAACGCCGGGCCGAAATGCTTTCCCGCATCCGGAAAGACCCTTCCATGGTTCCGGCGCTCAAAGCATATTATAAAGGCCACCCAGCTCAGTTTGTTAATGATTGGGGTGTTACTGTAGATCCCCGGAACGTCGAATTGGGATTGCCGGCCATTATCCCTTTTATTCTCTTCCCCAAACAAATTGAATGTATCGACTGGATTCTGAATAAATGGAAAGGCCGGGAGCCTGGCTTAATAGAGAAGAGCCGTGACATGGGAATGTCTTGGCTGACCATGGCCCTTGCTTGTACTCTTTGTTTGTTTTACGAAGGCATGGGGATTGGGTTTGGGTCCAGGAAGGAAGAGTATGTTGATAAGATTGGAGCACCCAAGAGCTTGTTTTACAAAGCCAGGATGTTCATGCGGTTCTTGCCGGTGGAGTTTCGCGGTGGGTGGATAGTTGATAAGCACGCCCCTCACCTGAGATTATCCTTTCCAGAAACCGGGTCAAACATATCCGGGGAGTCGGGAGATAATATAGGCCGTGGAGATCGTACTAGTATTTATTTTGTTGATGAGTCTGCTTATCTGGAAAGACCCCAGTTAATTGAGGCATCTCTTTCGCAAACTACCAACTGCCGTATCGATCTTTCGTCTGTCAATGGCATGAGCAATGTGTTCGCCGAGAAACGCCATTCTGGAAAGATAGATGTATTTATTTTCGACTGGCGGGATGATCCCCGGAAAGACGATGCTTGGTATGCAAAACAGCAGCGGGAGCTTGATCCGGTTACCCTGGCTCAAGAGGTCGACCGGGATTATTCAGCATCGGTTGAGGGCATTGTTATTCCTGCCGAGTGGGTCCGGGCTTCCATTGATGCCCATATTAAATTAGGTATGCCACCAACTGGGGAGAAGGCCGGAGCTTTGGATGTGGCTGATGAAGGAACAGACAAGAATGCCTTCTGCGTTTGCCATGGCCAGCTTGTTGAAGATGTAAGCGAATGGTCCGGGAAAGGTAGCGATATATATGCCACCACCGAGAAAGCCTTTACAGCCTGCGACATGCATGGTCTCCATAGCTTTAAATTCGACTCGGATGGTTTGGGGTCCGGGGTCCGGGGCGATGCCCGTAAAATCAATCAACTCCGCAAAGATAAAAAGATTGAAGTCATTCCATATAGGGGTTCCGGAGGGGTCTTCATGCCCAAGAAGGAAGATGTCAAGGGTCGCAAGAATGAAGACTTTTTTGAGAACTTCAAAGCCCAGTCCTGGTGGAATTTAAGATTGCTCTTTGAATCTACTTACCGAGCGGTTATATTAGGCCATCCCTATAAGCCGGATGATATCATTGCCCTGAGTTCCAAGATGCCATTGA